AGCCACTCGTCAACCAGTATGGCGCCGCCCGTCGTGGGCAGGAACAGCGGATTTGGGGCCCTGGTTAGATTGAGGTCTGCCGTTGCCGTCCAGGTGTCATCATCGGGATCATACAGCCATGCCTTCGTCGAGAGATACTCTATGACCAGCACCTTGCCGCTCGGCATGAGAACGGCGTTGCGTGGCTCGGCTGCGCCTGGGAATGCATCGCCGTCAGACCAGGAGTTGCCGACGGGATCGTAAATCTCGACGCTCGTGATGTCGCCGCTCACGCCGCCCGTCACAAACACGCGCCCATCGTTGAGCAGCACCGCACAGGAGAAGCCGCGAAAGTTGCGCGGGTTGCCCATGGACGTCTTGGTAGTCCATGCGAGCGTGGAGCCGTTCATGCGATAGACGGTATCCAGCGCGCTAAAGCCGGCATTGCCGCCAATCTGCAGGATGTCGCCGTCTGCCAGCTTGACTACGGCGCAGTCGCCCTCGTCGGTGGATGCGCTAGCCGTGTGGTCGCTCCATGCGTCGAGCGATGGCGTGTAGACCTGCATGGACTCGCCAGACGGGCAGATAACGACAAAGCGCCCATCGTTCCAGCATGACGCCTTTGGGCGGGGTGTAATCCTCCGCCGTGTTGAGTGGTGCTATTGCACTCCAGCTCACGGCGTACCCTCGAGGAGCGTCACGTCAATGTTTGCCACCTCAAACGTAGCCAGCTGGCGCCGCGTGAGGATGATGGTGTCTGGCACCGTGGGCGTAGGGGACGTCGAGATGAACAGGTCCTGTACGTCCAGCACGCCAGCCACGGGAAGGCTTCCCTCGGTCGTGGTTTGCGGGCTATCGAACACCGCCGCCACGAGCGCCGAGGAGCGCACGTCCTTGCCCATCGGGTAGCTTGAGCCAAACGTGACCAGCGCGTTTTGCACGGCTACATCGCCGCCCGTGGGCGGGAACTTCTTCGGGTCGTATTCGACGGTCAGCGAGACGTAGATCGGCACCTCTTCGGGCCTGCTGAAATAGACCGTGTGGTCATTGTCAGCATCATCGGTGATCGTCTCGTTGCTCGTGCCGTAGGTGCCTACGCCTGCCGCGATGCTGTCAAAGATGGCTTGGGCAACGTCGGCATCCTCGCCGCCCATCACCATCACTTCCACGCTGTGTGCAGGCACGCCGTCCACGTCGGTGATGTTCGTGTCGTTATAGAACACCGCGCACGAGGTGACCGGGTTATCGCTGGCAAGCCCAACCCTGAGCACCGCGCCTAGGATGGCCTTTGCCGTGGCGTTGCCCTCGGCTGCTAGCTCATCCTCTCGAGACACGCGCAAGGATGCGTCTGTTTGCTGGAGCTGCCCCAGTGTTGCCGCTGCAAGGTTGGTCACGTTTGACCAGCCCGAGACAGGCGTAGCAATCACACTGAGCGCGCCGTCCACCGCCTGGATTTGGCCGGCAACATCGGCCTGGAAGATGATGTCCACCGCGCCAGCGCCCTCGCCGAGGTAGCGCCAATGCGCCGTATTGTCTGTGATGTCAGCGGCCGTGGTGGTAGGTCCGCCAGAGCCCGCCGAGGTGCCCGACGTGATGCAGACGTATGACCTGCTTGAATTGGTGACGCGGTCGCCCGCCGTATAGCCGTTCGTACCGGTCCATGAGGTAAGCGTGGTGATGACGCCGTCCGCGATGGCTGAGAACCTTGAGCCTGTGCCTGCCACCGTGGCTGCCTTGCCTTCGGCGATGGTGGTGCCATTGGTGCCCGTGCAGGTTGCGGTAACGCGGCTATAGAACGCGCTCTCTCGCACCGTGCCGGTAATGCCGCAGATGGCATCGAGAGCGCTCCCGGTGGCGCTCGCAGGGTTGAAGCTCGCATAGATGGCCTGCAGGAGGTCCCACATCTCGCCGATGCCGCTGGAGATAAGCGTCTTGATTTGGCCAGCGAACGTGTTCAGCGGAATGGTGCCATCCGCATTGGAGCCGGCTGATTCGCCGAGGATGCCCTTGAGCGCGGTGTCTACCTCGGATGCAACAACGTCGGTAGACTTCGCAACGAATCCAACATCAGGGTCCAGACCATACGTGACGGGCATTATGGAGTATCCGTTTTCCGGCGAGCGGCTGCCGTGAGTAGATGGTGTTGACCTCGTACTTGACGGTGAATTCGCGGCTCTCGGTCTCCCTAAGCTCGGCGCCTATCACCGATGTCACATCGGGCACCTTCGCAATCTCTGCGGTGAGCAGCGCACGCACGGCCGAAGGGTCAGCGCCTTTGATTAGGATCTCGTCAATCCAAGGCAGGCCGACATCTTCGTCAAGCTCGCACTCGCCCTGGAACATGCGCAGCGCGTGGCCGATGTGCTGCCTCACCCGCCGCATCACCGGATACAACGGCAAAGTCACCGTCGACGATCGCAAGGTCGCCGTTTGCGTCTGCCAGGAAGTCGCGCACCGGGTCGGCCATCAGGATCCCTTCGCCTTTGAGGCGTCTACGCCTCCGCCGCTTGCTGTCCCATAGACGTACGTCATGGCGCCCGCCGCACTGGCCACCGCCTCGAGCTCGCTCTTGACCTTGTCGGCGAGTGCTAGATAGTCGTCATCGCCGCCGATGCCGATGCGGTCATCGTAGAGGTGAATGGCCACGCCCCCAGGCACTCCTAGAACCGCATGGTCGGAGGGCACGCCAGCGAGTGGGGCACCGAAGGGGCGCAGCCCCGAAAGAAGATCCCATCACTGAGCCCGTGCAGATGGTCAATCTCGGGGTCAACCTCTTGCCCTTGCCCCGATAGCCAGCGGTCAAGGGACAGCTGCGACCATACGAGCGTGCCGATATCGCCTACCTGGAGCGGGAACGTCAGCGCATAGCCGCCGCCCTGAGGGAACGCAACCGGGACACTGGCCACGATGGGCAGCGACTCGGGGCGCCGAGTGTCGGTCTCATCGCGGTAGAAGCTCATCACGAGCGGCTTTGCGTCGACCTTCTGCGTTGCCGCGTCATAGCGCTCTACGCGCGCGGGAAGGCTCACGTTGACCTGGGCCACGCGGGATTCAATCGCTTGGCGAATGACCTCAGCTAGCTCGGGCGCGCGCTCAGTGGCCACTGATGACCCGTAGATGTCGCTGTTCCAGTCGCCCGAGTGCGTATCCCCACGCATCTCGACCTTTTTGACCGTGACGAATCCCTTGTAGCGCTGGCTTTCCAGGCGGACCATCTTCCCTGGCTTGGTGGCCACGAGTAGGGATGTGAACTTGAGCAGCGCCGGGGCGCCCTTCTTATCTGGCGTTCCCATCTCGGGCGAGCCGATGAGGCCGCTGTTGGATGTGATTACCGGTATGTGGTCCTCTGCCGCCGTGGCGCCGTCCTGCAGGATTTGGATAGCGCCATCCTGGATGGAGTAGGAGAACCCCATGGACTTCAGCAGCCTGTCCAGCGAGCGCATCGCAGGACCGTGCACCGCGTAGCCGTGCTGGAATACCTTGGTCATGGTTACGGCGTTGATGTTGGAGCCCGACCCGCCGAGCCCCAGCTGGTTCACGAGGTCCCTAACGATTACAGAGGCGCTCGTGTTGGCTGCGTAGGACGTGCCCCACCTGGCGAATCGGTATGCGCGCTCGCCATCGCCGCACTTGAATACCGTGTCCCAGTTGCTGCCATTGCGGGCATGGTCAACCGAGCGAGCGTCACCGGTGAAGATGCGAACAATGCCAGTCTCTTCATAGCCAGCGTCCAGCGTAACAAGCGAGCCCTTGCCCATGGCGGTGAGCGCCTCGCGCGTGGCCTCTGCCAGGTTGCTCACGGTAATGTCCGCCGTATTGGGCTCCTTCTCGGTGCTCTTCTTGACGCTGAACTGCACCCGCATGCCCTGAGCATCGCCGCCGTTGATCTCGAGCGCGTCCTGGTGCCCGTGCACGGTGTCCCCGCTCACATAGTCCTTGACTACCGGGAGGGACACGGTGAGCCTGCATCGGCGATTGACCAGGCGAGCCATCAGATTCCAAGCTCCGCTAGTTCAGCCGTCGAGAAGTAGCAAAGCTGCACGCGGTCGCCCAACTCGCCAATGCCGGGATCGCGACTCTCCCCTGAGGTATCCAGCGCAAACAGCATCCCGGGTGGCTTGCGGTCAGCGCGGTAGAGGTTCATTGGAAAATCAACAATGATGCGCAGGCCGGCAACAATGACGGTGTCAGCGTCCTCGGTGAGGATGTCCATGAACCAGGCAGACGCGCGGCTATTCCACCGAATGTTCATGGTGTAGGTCGCGCCGTCGAGGTTGACCTGCAGCGAGAAGTTGCTCAGGTTCGGCCTGATAGGAATGGAGATCAAAACAGCCTCTCAAAGGCCTTTTGCGCCTTGTCGAGCTTATCGACGAGGTTCATTTTGTGGAGCGCGGTCTCTTTCTTCTTCGGCGGTTCAACCTTTGGAGTCTGCTGGCCTGTATCGACCTTCTTGCCAGTGCCTGCCTTTGACACCTTTGGTGTACGCGTAAACTGATTCTGCACGATGCGGATTTGCTTGAGAGCGAGCGTGAAGTGCAGCCCATTGCTGTTCTGCGCAGAGCGCGGAACCGTCAGGCTCTGAATCACCATGCTCTCGTACACCCTGAGCGTGGTTACTACCGTGAGCAGCGCACCCGTAGAACGCAGAAAATCGAGCTGCGCATAACAGATGTTCGCTCTGTCCGGCATGATCTCGAGTGCGTTCTCTGCGGTGAAATCCACTGTGCCGAGCCTGATCGCCCGTTGCTGCTGGACCGTGGTCAGCGGTGTATTCGATATGACGCATTCAAGCGCCAGCATATCGGGCTCAGGCCGCGCATGGTCGGAGACGTTTGCGCCTACCTCAACCGGATGGTCTGTGATAGCGCATGCCAGCGTGTGCGTCTCGAGCGGCATGGCGTCGAACTCAATCACCACCAACTCGCTCTCAATCCTGGCGACGACAGCGGCCATTACTGGCCCCCGACGCTGGACATGGCATCGCTGTAATCGCTGTACAGCTTCTGCTGCACGGCGTCTGCTACCTCTTGCGCGGACTGACCAGGTGACTGGTAGATGTTAACGGTCGGCGCATGGTTAACCGTCTTATGCGATGATGGAGGAGCGCCAGCATTCAGGATTGGCGCACCCGTCGCATATGCTGCCGCGTTTCCTAGACCCTCACCGGCCCTAACGGCAAAGCCAATGGGCGTGTAGTTCATGAAGAAGCCCTTGACCTTGTCCGCCTTGTTCTCGAGGTTGACGAGGTTGAAAATCACCTTCGCGATGTACTCGTCCACCTTCTCGAGGACGTGGAGGAAGTCCCTGAACGCGGTGACAAACCACGGCTCGCCCGCGTGAGCCGTGTTCATGAAGTAGTCAAGCTCTTTGAGGAAGTCACCGAATACCGATTCTTCACCGGCGAAGTAGCCGCGAATGTCGTCAAACAGCAGCAGCAGAACGGTCACCGCTGCAGCGATGGCAACGAATGGCGCCGCTGCCTTTATCCATGCGGCCATGGTTGCATAACCGGCCTTGATGGCTGCGAGGCTGACAACGTCGAACGAGATAGCAAGAGCTGCCAGGATTACTCCCACCCCAGCCCAGTTGGTTTTGATGAACTCCAGCAAGTTGCCGAGGATGGCGCGCGCCTTCAGCGTCAGCTTTAGCAATGTTTCAAGTACTGGAAATCCATACTTACTTAGGAACTCATCCCAAAAGCGCTTGCTCCCCCGCTGCAGCCTGAGCATCAGCTCATGGATGCGCTTACCGCCCTTGATGGCCTCTTCATCGAGGACCACCGCCTCCTTGCGCAGCCCAGCGAGGCCCTCGCTGCCCTTATTCAGCATCGGGACCATCTTCGCGCCTGCTCTGCCGAATAGGCTGATGGCTAGCGCGGTCTTCTCTATGCCGTCTGGCATCGCAGCGAAGCCGTCTGACACCTCCATGATGAGGTCATCCGTATTGCGCAGCTTGCCGCTTGAATCCTTGAGGTGAACGCCGAGCTTACCGAACGCCTTCGCTTGCTCGTTCGTGCCATCCTTCGCAGATACCACCGTGCGCGCGAACCTCGAGAGGGAGACGTTGAGGCTGTCAGCGTCAACCCCGGATGCCTGCGCAGCGCCACGAAGCTCCTGCAGGGCTTTGGTGGTGAGCCCCATCGCCTGCGCACCGCGCTCGATGCCCACCGTCTCTTCTACGAGTTCAAAGACCTTGTGCGCGGCCTCTTCGCCGTACTCGACAATCTTATTGAGGGCGAACTTGATACCTTCCGCAGCCAGCATGCCCTTGGCGAAGGCCTGGCTATCTACGTCTAACCCGAGTTTAACGAAGAGCTCCCTTAAAACCACTGGCGCCCTCCTTTCGGGCTATTTGTTACGGTCTCGCTCCTGCCGCTTCTGCTGCTCTGCCTCTGCCTCTTCCATCGCGTCTAGCAGGTCATTCGCATCTAGTACGTGCTGCCGTTTCAAAACCGTCTCCAGCTCCACTATGCTCGCCCACCCCTTCACAATGAGGCGCCAGCATGGCCAGGGGAGATGGTTGATTCCTTCGATTTTGACGCCTCCTTCCCCTCGGCTTTTACGCCGCCGCCGAGGGCCTTGAAAAAATCGGGGTAATTCACCTCGATGGCGAACCAAAGCAGCTTCCACGTATCCATCGTGCGGCCGCGCATATGCACATCGAACGGGTTGCCGCTCGGCGTGAACAGCGCCTTACCATCCATCGTGGCATCTGCCAGGAGCGTCTTTGCGATGGCCTCGAGCTCGTCGGCGCCAAGCTTGGCGAAGAAGCCCGCGATGGCTGGCGCGATGGCCGTTACGTCTCCGTCCAGCCCCTCCTTGAGCGCGCCGAACCCCTTCGCTACCTCGGTCAGCGCCGGCGCAATCCTCGCCTGTAAGGCAAAGCTGCGCATCGCCGGCAGCGGCGGCACAATGAAGCGATTCTCACCGAGTAGCAGGCTATCGGCCGCCATTTATGCCCCGTGGAAAACGTCCATCGCAGCGGTGTCAAACACCCATGCCACCGTCGACATTTCCTTACCGCGTTCGAAGTCGGGCGCCTTCTGAATCCATGCCGCCTCGGTATGCACCAGAGACGCGCCGCTAGACGTGTCCTTGATGATGAACGGGGCAACCACGCCTTGCCCGAGACGGTCAGCCACAGCCGCCGCAGAGAGCAGGTCATTGGTGCCGCTCGATTGCTTCAGCTCCACTGTAATCATTCCGCACCTATTCGCATTCAGCGTGCGCGCGACGGTGCCGTCAGCCCCTACCACCTTGGTATAGGCGTTTTCGTCGTAGGTGACCTTGATGATGGAGTCGGTAGAGAAACCACCGAACGTGATTCCACCCCAGATGACGATCACCTTCTGCGGATTGTATGTACCTTCCATGATCGTCTCTCCTCCTAGGTGCTCACGGCAGCGTTCACAAACATCTTGTCAATGGCGCCAGCAAGGCGGAATGAAGTATTCAGGTCCTTGAGTTCGCGTGCGGCTCGGTCAGCGTCTGCCGCATCCTCTGCAAGCGGAGCGGTGACCGTTGGCGCCGGGGTGTCTGCAATGAGTCCAGCCGCCTGCCAACGCTTATTGGCCGCTCTCACCACATTCTCGAGCGACGTGATCCCAGCGTTGGTGTACGGGATCTTCTCGGCGTTCAGCTCCAGATCCACGAGGTCGGCGCCCACATCGGCCTTCCAGGCATCGAGGCCGCGCACCACGTCGATGTATTCCCCGCTCGATACCCTGCCCTTGCCGCCGATGATGTTGCGACGACCGACCGTGTGGTAGAAGTTGGCCATCTTGGCGCCCATGTTCGTGATTTGCTGCGCCGTATAGGTCTGCGGAGTGACGCCGGCGAGCGTCTTGCCTCGCCAGTTGTCGCCACCTGGTGGGATGGCAAAGAATCGCGACATCTCAGCCGCATCGGGGAATTCCTGCAGCCGAGGATGGAAGAACGGCGCCGAGTAGCGGTAGGAGTTATCGAGCAGGTCTTCAAACACATCCTCCGCCGTGCTGATGCTGACCGTAGCGATGTAGCTATCTGCGCTCGCAGGCACAAACAGCTTATGGTTCGTGTTTGCCCAAGCAGCCGCAGACGCAACGATGGCCGCAGACTTGTAGAGCAGGATCAGCCCATACCAGTCGTCGGAATCGGCGAGGATGGCGTCAAGGTCATCGTCCGTGTTGGTGCTGGGGTCCGCCGTCGTCTCTGACACGCTCATCGTGACGCAGCAGAGATTTGGAGACGTATTGTTGACCGGCTCAACCGCCCGCCATGTCTTCGTTGCGTCGGCGGTGATGGTGAGCACCTTAGAGCTCGAGCTGCCCGTTGCGGTTGCCGTGGCTCCAACGTCTGGCGACGCAAGCGCGTTGACCGCCGTGACGAGGGCATCGACGATCGCGTCATTCGATGCGCTGCCACCGCTTGTGACGGTAGCCGTCTGCGTCACGCCCAGGTACGTAATATTGATCGAGTAGTCAGTGGAATTGAGCACTGACTCAATCTTGACGACGTGAACTTGCGTAGGCGCCGTGTTCATGCGCCCAATCTTGAGATTACGCGAGGCGGGGTTGACCCCGAACCATTTTAGCGCCGCCTTGTATTCGGGGGTGGTAGTCGCGAAGTCTGCGGCCACGCCCGGGAGGTCGGTGTACGTCCGCACGTGCTCAGTCCACGTCGGCGAAGGCGTGGCAATCAGACCAGCGCTGACGCCCTCCCGCGACACACCTGGTGAGGACGCTGATACTGTGATGTCAATGAACTCGTCTAGACCCATGGCTAGGTGACCTCCGCTGTGTACGGGTAATCCTGTGGCGAGGTTTGCCCGCCCGTGACCGTTGCTTTGCCGCTCACCTTCGCGATGTATCCAACGTACTCAACCACCGTCTGGGCCGGCATATAGCAACGAATGGTCTGCACCGCGCGCCCGCGAAAGCCGGCAGAGACAACCGCCGGCACGTAATTGACGCTGCCAAAGTCGAACGCGCTCACACCCTGCGCCGCCATGAGGTCGCTGACCGTGGGCAGGATGAGCGCCGTACGAATGCGCTCAGCAAGCGCCAGCGCATCGCTATTGCCAGCAACGGGCGCCGTATAGCACGACACCTCGAGGCCAACCTCGCGCGTGCCCGTAACCGTTAGCGCTATCTCGGCGCCGGGGTCGCGACCTGCGTCGTAATCGGTGGTAACCGAGTCCATACCGACAACCGTCAGCGGAGTCAGCGACAGCGCCACGTACGGAAGCGCGGGCTGGTTCGTACCCTGGTACTCCCAGATCACCTTGCCGTCCGTGAGCCCGCTGGCTGCCACAATGGCGTCTTGAATGGCCTTGCGTGTATCTGCCCAGCTCATTGAGCCACCGCCTGCACCAGGCACTGATAGAGCGTCTCGGTCACCGCTGGGAACGGGCGCCAGGTCTGCACGGCTTTCACGTCCCACACGCCGCCGTCGATGCTGATGCGGTCGCGCTCGGTAGCCGCGCCCTCTCCGCCCGTCTTGAGCGCGGTGGACGTGTAAACCGTCAGCGTCTCCTCGGTGCGCGCGCCCTCGGGCAGCATCTGAATCTCTTGGCTGGTCGCCGGCTGCACGCCCGCGCGAATGGTGAACGTCGACGTGCTGCCGTCCACCTTGAGGCCATCGACGTACGAATCAGCGGCCATGCGGGTCACCGTGTACGTGCCCGTCATGAAGCGATCGATCACGGTGGAGACCTGCATCACTCGCCCCCGCTCAGCGCGCGCGCCGTATTGCTCATCTCAACGGACCACGTGATCGCGTTCAGTAGGCGCCCGGTGTCAACGAGCGGCCTCGAGTTAAGCGTGAGCGTGCTTTTCTTCCACCCGCTCTTTAGAATCCTCGTCTTCTCAACGCTCTTGCGCTCAATCGTGCTCGGCGCATTCGGAGGCGGCACGCCTTCGCCGGTGGTGATCGTTTTCTTGGTCTCACTGGCGAGCTTCATGCCCAAGATGTTCAGGGCGCCGCCTACCGACTGCTTCCCATCGAGGATCTTAAACAGGAGCGCTGAAGCATTCTGCTTAAGCTCGTCGCGCTTCTCGTCGAATGTGTCACGCAGGAATGGCCGCGAAGGGATCCGCCCGTCATCGGTGCCGAACTCCAGCACCGTAGCGAGTTCCGCAACGGTCAAGCCGCCATCGGTCTCCGCGCCACCTTTGGAGTCGTCGGCTAACACGCCCACCTTCGCGTAAGAGCCACCAGCCAGGGAGTCGACGGCCTTGAGCATTGCCCGCCAGCCCAGGTCCCTATCTACGACCTTCGCGCGAACCATTAGGCCACTACCCCGATCGCGCGCGGCAGCAGGCGCGTCAGCCGCTCGTACTCCATGCCGTAACCGGTGGAATCGAACGAACGCACCGTGCCGCCCGAGAACCCGTACGACTGCGCCATGGGGCCCAGCTTCTCTGCGGTAACCGGGCCGCCTGCGCCCGCGCGCCTCGAGATGGTGGCCAGGTGCGCCGCGAGGTAGACCCGCCCAATGTCTGCAAGCTCGCCCCACGTGGAGGCGTCCACCTGGGCATCAACGATGCCCAGGATCATCTCCTGCGCGCGCGCCTCGAGCGTTGCCAGCTCTGGCGCAATCGCAGAGACATCGCCCCAGGAGATCATTACGGCTCCATCCCCGAGATATCGAAGGAGAGCGGCAATACCAGATGAGCCGCGAGCAGCCCCAGCTTAGCCAGGAGACGCAGCGTCTCGTCTTCGATGTCATTGCTGCCGGGAGAGAACGTGATCCCCCCGACGATGACGTCATCGCTGCTCTGATTGACCACCTGGACGGTCATCCCGCACCCTCGGCGGTCAGCGTCACATCGCCGGTCGCAAGTGTGATGGTGGTGGTTTCGTCGCCGTCGATATCGATGGGCGCCGCAAGCGCCGTTGCGCCCACAAAGGTAGGCGTTTCACCGTCTACCCAGAGGGCATAGTGCGTCACCTCATCCCAGTCGTCGCCGTCTGACGTAAAAACGGCGTCAATCGAGGACGCCTTGACCCCTCCAGACGACGCATCGAACGCGATCGGCTGCCGCTCATACCCGCCGCCGTCTAGCTCGTTTGCGGCACCGTCTACCCCGGGATCCCCCGTATGCAGGGAAATGGTATCCGCGTCGGCCAGCACGGCTTCGTTGGCTGCATCGAGGTAGTCCGCTGCAATCGTGGTCGCCATTAGCTCGCCGTTCCAGACCCGGCCAAGGTAAAGATCACCGTGGCCGGTCCGCGTCCGTAGTCATGCTGAAGGTCGAAGCCAAACAACAACCGCTTGTCCCTCAGCAACCCGAGGTCTGCCAACATCTCCAACATGTCCCGCCGAATGAGGTTCGTACCCGGCAGGAATTCGACGCCGCCAACGTTGATCGTCTCTTCGCCCCTGTTGAATACAGTGGCCTGCGTGGCGGCAGCCATGGCTAGATGTTGTCGCCGTAGCCAATCGCCATTGGATAGCGACACACAACGCCACCCGTCGATGCGGTAGCATTGATGACGTACTCGAGGTTGCGCTGTTCTGGCGTGTGCAGCGTGAACTCCTCGGGCACAATCGCCGCCACAACCTCAGAGCTGTACGGGTAGGCGATCATGCGGTCGTACGTCAGAGCGCTGTTCGAGAGCGACGCGTCGCAGCGGATCCACGGCTCGATGCTCTCGATGTACGGCGAGGTCGCGAGCGCAAACTTGAGCGCCGTAACGTCGGAGCCGTCACCGAGGCGAATTGTCGCCGCGTAGTTGTACTGCTCGTTTGGGAGCAGGATACGGAACCGATTGAAGGTGCCCTTCGTGGTCTCGAACACCTTGTTGCAGATGCCCATGAGATCGCGTGCAACCTCATCAGGCGTCGCATTCGGCGCACTCAGCGTGCCCCACGTCGTGCCGCCCGCCGCCTTGGTGACCGGCGTGTAGCTCGTGGTGCTGGACAGCGTGAGCAGGCCCTTGACGTTTACGCTCGAATCACCGAGAGAGAGCGCAAGATCAATCTTCTCCTCGATGGCCCGACGTGCGCCCATCGCCTTGAGAGAATCAAGCGGGGTGCCCATCTTCGCAGCGGCTCTGATGTCATACACCGAGTAGCCGTAAGACGCGCCCATCGGGTGAATGATGGTCGACGCCTCGGCGCCCGATGCCTCAGCGCGCGGCAGATCGTCGCTCATGTTCCCGATCCACTTCGCGCTGCCGAACGTGTCGAACATCCGGTAGGTGTAGACCTTGGAAGTGGGGTCCACGCCATCCTGCGTCGGCAGCAAGCGCCGCGCCTTGTACTCGGGATACTTCGTGTCATAGACACGGGCATCAATCGTCTCGAGCTGCCGCTTGAAGAAGACCGACTCAACCGCATCCAATCGTGTTTGACTCATCTCTGTCTCTCCTTACACGTAGCGACCGTGGATAACGACCCGTCCGGCCGGGAGCGTCTGCGTGCCGGTCTCGTCGAGCGATAGCGAGAGAACATCCCCCGCAACCGCAATGAGATTTGTGTCTGTGCTTGAGTTCGTCAGACTGACGAACGTATCCGCCGCAATGGTTCCCTCGGTGGCGCCACCATTGATGCCGGTGGTCGTGCCATTGCCGTCGGTATTCCACGCGGCCATGAGCGTCGAGCCGTTCTTGATGCCGACCTCGAAGAAGTTGCTGTTGTCGGCAGCCAGCCCCGTGACGTTGATGTATTCCACGAGGTCAAGGCGAAACGTCTTGCCCGTGGGAACCTTCCACAGTTTGACGACGGTGTCGGCCGTGACCTCGATGTGGTCATAGGCCATCACCACCGCCTGCTGCAGAAACTCGTTTGGTCGCTTGGCCATGATTAGTCGATCAGGTCAGCGCCACGGTTGAGAACGTCGAATTCGAGGAGCACGAGCCCCGCGCCAGTCGTCGTGGTGAGGTAACGCGCCCACGAGGAGATATCGACGCAGTTGGAAGAGTCCGCCGTGTCACGGAAGTCTCCGACCTGCGCGCTGTTCGCAACCACGCGAACGAGGACCGCAGAAGCAGGCGTAAACGGCCTCTTCAACGTGGACCCAGATGCGCCCACGCTTGAGCACGCTCATGACGACCTTCGGCTTGACGCCAGAGGTGCCAAGCTCGTTGTCGTTGTTATAGGCGTGCGAATGAACCCGTCACGCCGAGGAACTTGTCGCTGGTGGACGTGCAGAGCAGCAAGGCGTCATCGGCCGTGCCCTGCTTGACCATGATGCCGAATGGCACCTCGGCGCTGGTCTCCGAATTGACGTATGAGGCGCAATCCTTGAGCATCGAGGAATCGCCGAGCTGACCCTTGAACGAAACGGTCTGCTGAAGAGAAACGGAGGTCTGAGGAGCGGCCATGGTTATTGTCCTTCCTGTGTTGCGAGGTTGCGATTGCGGGCGATCATTCGCTCCCGCGCGCTGCGCGCATCAGCGCGCCGTTCACTCTCCGATGCAGCGTCGGCACGGCTTGCGCTAAGCGCCCGCTCGCAGCCCACGTGATTCTCGATGGCCATCTGATAGCGCCCAGACAGGTGCTCATCGCTTGCGGCATTGATGCCGTCAGCTCGCCCCATGCGGGTAAGCACAGCCGCCTTGACTTCGCGGTCGGTCAGCTCGTCGAGCCGAACGTGCCCACCGAGGACGCTTGCCGCCTCCTGCTCGAGCTTGACGCGCGCAGCGATGTCCGCCCGACGCTTCGCCGGGTCGGTGGCATCCTTCAGCGCCGCTTTCAGGGTCTCCGCGTCGGTGCGGAGCGCCTTGATCGTGCCCTCGCTCTCAGCATGGTCCTTGCGGACCTTCTCGAGCGCAGCGACCTGCTCCTTCAGTCGGTGACCTGGCCTTCGGCCTTCTCGGCGCGCGCGGTGACCTCGGTGAGCGCCTTCTCTGCTGCATCGGCTCGCGAGGTCTGCTCTGCCGTCTTCTCAGCAGCGGCCGTGACCGCGTCCTTGTCCTGCTCTGTCATTGTGACTCCATTGGTTTGGGAGGCATGGAGGCCAATCACGTCGGCCCCGCTATCGAGGCGTACCCGTGCCTCAGGTCCCGCGCGCCCACATTCCACGAGCGCCAGGTGATTGATGACAAGGCCGCGCTGTATGGCGTCGTAACGGCCGTGAATGGGGTCGACCCCGGGGGGTGGGGTCGAGGTCCACGTCGTAACCTACCGACAGCGCGGTTTTACCGTGCTTGACCTTCTCGATTGTCGCCGAGTCGGTCACAATCATTGACGCGCGCACGAGGCCGTCCTCGCGCTGCGCAGGCGCCAGCACCGAGCCAACCGCCAACCGCTTGGCATTGTCGGCCGTTACCTTGCCGCCAGCCTCTGCGGGGTGGCCATCGGTCACCGGGGCGCCCTCGAAGGCAGCCATCACGTCAGCGTGGAACACCTCAGACTCGGGCCGCAGCTCGCGCCGTACGCCGCCCTTACCGTCGGGATACTCAAACACGCCCACGCGCGAGGCGTAGCCGTCTAGCTTAAGAAAGCCTTGCGGCGTCTTCTTGGCGGTCGCAGTGCGCCGAATCGGTGCGCGATACCTTCACTGCAACCACAATTGCGCAGGCTACATTTCAGCGTATTTCAGGATTGCGAGTCGCTTAACAGATCGTCAAGCACGGGTTCCGCATAGCACCTACAATTCACAGCCTCGCCTGGTATCCCCTCCGACGGTGGAATCGTTCCAATCGAAGGTCTCGCCATCGAGGTCCTCATGCTCGGGTCTTACGCGCTCATCATGGGCCGTGCGCCATATGAACTTTTCCACGCCTAGCGCCGTCTGCCGCGCCTCGTTCAGCTCACCATAGAATTTGCCAGCCTGGTCACGTGCGATAAGCGCCGCCTTGGATTCGCTCACGTCGTATCGGTCCTGCAGCTCTTTCGCGAGGTCTGGCCATAGCGTGCCAGCACGCATGGCTGCGGTAACGCGCTTCTCTACGTCGCTGAAGTACTGCGTGGGGATGGACTTGATGAGCGCTACGTTCTCAGCGGTGAACGCTGCCACCCGTGGCGCTAGGTTGGGCTCCACTGACAGCACATTGACGCCCATTGCCGCCGTGATCTGGCGGTTGAGCTGCTGGCGCTGGAACGCTGACAGGTTCTGCGCGGTCTCCGTGGCCAGGCGCTCGATGTCCGCCACGTTGATGTTGTCGAAGTACTTAGCCGCGATGCGGTCTATCTCGTCGTTTACATCCTTGCCTCGGTCCATGCGCATGGAGTCATCGCGTGCTCGCTTGGCGTCCTCCAGCATCGCTGGCAAGCGCGGGAATAGGTCCGCCGTGAGCATGGAGCGCGCAAGGTCGAGGTAGCGGCGAATGGCCTTGAAATAGTCGGTAGCTATGTGCGTCGGGTGTATCTGGCGCGGTAGCTTGCGCCGTCTCGGCTTGATGCCGATGCTGCGCAATAGGCGGATATGGTGGATCACGTGCTGCTGAGAACGGGCCTCATTCGGCTGGCTGCTCTGCCTTGGGCTTGCCGTTCGCTGCAGCCTTCGCCGCCGTATCAGCCGCCTTTTTCTTCGCGGCCTCCTCCTCGGGCGTGGTCTGCCCTGGCATTGCAACGGGCATGGTCTCCATTGCCGAGCGCGCGTCGGCCATCTTCTGCCGCGCGTCCACGTCGATGGTCATCGCATACGAGTACTCGTCACCGCCGAACCTCCGACTGCGCCACCTCCTCAGGCGTGAGCACGCCACGGTCGAGGTAGATGGCATCCGCCTGCGCCTGCGCGTAACGGCTCTCCGTCTCTTCCTTCTGGCTCGGTTCCCATAGCGGCCTGAACTGGATAGACCACACATCGGGCTCTACGCCATTGGTCGGCGATGGTTCCTTCTCGGGGCCAATCGACCGCGCGTGAAAGATGAGCCTGACAATCTGGTCTAGCGCAGGACACAGCTTCGTGCGCTGCAGATGGCTGATCTGGTCGTAAAAGAACGCCCGATCGCTCTCACCCGTAGCGTTGAGCCACCCGGTGAGCGCCCCATGAGCAGCGTAATGGGCATATTGCAGCGGCGCCAGGCGCTCGTCTGCTTGTCCATCATGTCCTTCGATGCGGCCATGGGCGTCTCTTTGCGCTCAAACGTGTCTTCTTGTCGATGACCACCATGCGTAAAAACGCTGCGCACCATGTCCATTTGCGCGAGGATGTCCGTTACCTCTTTGTTCTTGTTTGCCGCTAGCAGCTTGGTCAGCCCCTCCATGCTGTAGACCGCCTGCGACATGTCCTGCATGAGCACAGCCGCCGATTCATAGGCCGTGCCCCAGTCTCCGCAATGCACCATGTACACGCTGCAGCACGAGCCTCCCATGAAGGCCGATGCGAATTAAACTGGGTCCGCGAAAAAGCGAATGCCGGGGAAATGATCAGCCGTGAGCGATGGACAAGGATGCTGCCATTCCAGCGCGTAGGTGCGTGGCGTGATGCGGTAGATCTCGGGCTCACCGAAGGTGCGGTAACGTAATATCCGCCTTGCCACGTTGCCGCTTCGCATTCGCTCGGCTCTAGCACCACGAAGTGCGAAAGGGACATCAGCGGTCGACTTCGAACGGCTGCGTTAGGTCTGACGAGCCGTCGTTGACGATAGGGAAGATGGCCGCGCCACAATACGCGCGCTCATACATAAGCGCAGTCTCTACCTCGTGCTCAACGCACAGGTCCTCGCACGTGGCAGCAACGTCCTCCTCATGCCTGGCGCGTCTTCTCGGCGTCGTCCTCTTCGTCGCCCTGAATGCGCAGGTCCCAGCCAGCACGCAGCATCTCGCGGGGCACCAGCTCGATGATACGAGCTGCGGCATCGTTGCCGATCCAATAATTCTGAGCGCTTGCATCGTCCAGGATGTCAGCAAGGAAAGAAGCACCGCTGCGCTTATCCGGGACGTGTCCAAGCCCCGTTACAATGTTCATCCAGCCATCCGAGCGCGCGAGCGCTTTAGACTTCCTGCCTTCGGGATTGCCAGACTGCCCCTTGACCCATTTCGCCATGGGCACAGCCTGCATTGGCCTGCATTTCGGCGTATTTGGTGCCTGCTACCAGCGTGATGCAGCTACGGCAGGGCCACGATGTCATTTTCGAGGAGTTATACGCATGCGCCAGCGCGTCGACCTGGTCATCGTGGATATCTTCCTTCGTGCGGTGATAGCTCATCACCTCGTACATGAACTCATTGAGCCACGCGCCGCAGTGGGCACCCGCACGCGGCCATTGTTCCACGAGGCTGCTACGGGAGCGCACGCGTGAGCTTATCGCCCTGGGCGCTATCTCCTGGATGCGCAGTTAGGGTTGATGGCGCGCAGGGCTCTGCGGCACGCTCTTAAACCGCCGAACGCCTCAACGAGATCTCGCGCGTTCCACCGTGCCTGTACCTCGATGAGCTTCTGCACCAGCTTGGGCACCTCGAGGCGCGCGCGCACCACCTCCAGAACGTCGCACACGCGCTCACAGCCCAGCCCCCGCCCACGCGACGCAAGCACGACAATGGCTGAATAGTCCGCGCTGGTCCTTCTCGCTCGCTGCAGGGTCGCAGGCAAATGACCAAGCTGCGCGCCCGTGGCGTCCTGCTCTCGTAACGGGCTGGCTCTGAGAATATCGACCCGCCGCTGTGAAGAAATTGGGCTTCGTACTCTTGGCGATAGACCAGCGAATGGAACTCAGCGCGCGCGGCGTCTAGTTCGGCTTGAGGCACAAGCGGGTTTTGCGAGGTAGGCGCCTGCCACCGTGCCCAGCATCTGCCGTCTCAGCTGCGTTGAACAGGTCGTGAAACCAGTTGAGGCCCTTCGGCGTCGAGATGATAGATTGGCCCCACCTTGGCGGTCGGACAGCGCAGGGCGTAGCACCTCGGTCCATGCCTCCTGCTGCATGAACGCGGCTTCATCGCACACGATGCCGTCGAGGCCGGCGCCTCGTAGGCCATCGGGTTGTCCGCTGACTTGACCGTGATAGAGCCGCCGCTGTAGCACGATGCGTAGCTCGGTCTCGCTCTTGTCTATTCATGCATCGGCTAGCGCGCTCTTCAGCTCGCGCCAGATGAGCTTGGCAATGGGGAACGTGGGCGCTATCCACCAGATTGGTACGCCCTGTACGGCGCCTTTCCGCCCGCCATGCCCTAGACACATGCCACGGAGCCAAGCATCGTTTTGCCCAACCTACCGCTGCATATGACCTTGAACCTAGCGGGGTGGAGTAGGATCGGCTGCTGATGCAGCTTCGGCGGGGTAGAATCACCCGCGCTAGTTGGCGGTTCATTGCGGGTTGCCCAATCGTTTGAGTAATACACTTCCATGCGCGTCGGTCCGCCGCCCTCGCGGATGCTCCACCGATTGGAATGGGCTTGCCCCATGCGCGGTCGAGAAGCGAATTGACGCCTTGACCCTCACAGCATCGGAGTCGCTGCGCTCTCCGTCGAGTTTCCTTGAGGATGTTCGATGCAGGCGAGGCGTTATGGGCCCTGCATGACCTCGATGACCTCGGATGGTATACTTGGGGGCGCCCACGATGGGTTGCCGCTCTCGCCTGGCTTGAATGGCCTGCCTACCATGCTGCGTCATTTGCTGTTACCAGGCTACTCCTCATCGTCATCGTCTGCATTTGAGCTGCTGCCGCCTGTGGCTATGAACAGGTCATCCAATACGTGATTGCACGTTCATTGTCCATATAAGCGCTTTGCAGAGGGTGCATCGCATCAGCTGGCGTTCTGGTTTTTTGTACTTGCAGGCGTCTCGGCGGTGGACCTGGTTGGTGGCAGATGGCACAGCCGTATGCGCGGTTTTTTGACAATGCGGGGATCATCATTTGGTGAATTCTGAAATTCTGAAGAGTCGTCTAATTCTAGTGTCATTACTTGGGGGGTTGACACGAAATCGCAGCAGCTGCACCCATAGGGATCTCCTCTCTTAATTCGGTTCGTCTACGACTCACCTAAGAGCACCGTGGTAGTGCATGGCAACGTAAGGGCCATGAGATGGGTCAAAAGGGGGGCGGTCATCGTTTCGGCCATAGAATCGCACGTTGGTTGGCTTCCTTTTCCCTTTGGCGGAGCACGCCTTAGAACAAAACCGCTGTGCACGGTGATAGGTTGACCACTGTTTTTTGCAGACCTCGCACTGCTTTAGCGCAGGCGGATTACTTCTTCCTTTGTCGCTCTGCTTTCCGGTTTCGCTGCAGGCGCATGCGCGTGAGGCAATAAAGCAGTTTGTCCTTTGCCGTCGTTGTAGCGCTTGTAATGCCTTGTAAATGTCTTTCCACATTTTGACAGATTCAGTAGCCAATGCCTTCTCAGAGGATCGCCAGTCCTTGCTTGCAGGTCACAGGAACCGCCTACGCAGCTCATACGCGATAACTCGCAGCTCGCGGCGCCAGCATCGCAGTAGGCGCATCATATGTAGCGTTACCTCCATGTGCCGCCGTCGGGCTTGCACTTTTCGCAACCTTCGCCGTGTCGCAGGGGATGAACGTTCTACGTGCCGACCTTCACGTTGGCGCTATCGGCTCCGCCGTGCGCATTCAACGAATGCGACCATCTTATTCAGGCAGGAACGCCAAGCTGTCGCTGCCATGGCGAATCACCCCGCACGCCGGCGACGAGCGCGCGAAATGACCTATCCTGCGAAGCCCCCCGAGTGCGTGGAACCGTAGCCGGATATACACCAGTAGGCGCATCAATCCGCCGCCACGTGCCCATACGATGAGCGCGACCCTGGTGCCGACGGCGGAATAGCTACGCAAGTCGTCCTCGGTGAGCCACCTTGCGTGACGTGATTCGCGTTTCGTCGAGCGGGTTGCGGTACGGGCGTAGGCGCGTCACGGGCTCACCCGGTCGCTGTAGTCGCCGTGGTCGCGCCCGTTGCCGTTCGTGTGCGCACAGGGTTCGCAAACGAGGTAGTTGCCCCGTTCCATGCGAGCTTGACCGTGCCTGTGGGCCGTTGCGGTGCTTGCGCAGAATCAGCTCGGCGATGCCCTTGTCCTCGGTGTCCGGGTCGTATTCTTCATCGCGGTAGAGCATCGCCACCACATCGGCGTCTTGCTCAAGGTCGCCGGCTTCGCGCAGGTCAGACAGCAGGGGGCGCTTGTCGTCGCGCTTCATCGCAAACGCGGTTGAGCTGCGCGAGCGCCAGCACGGGGATGTGAAGCTCGCGAGCCATGTTCTTGAGCCCGCGGGTGACCTCGCCCAGCTGCTGCTGGGCGAGTCTCTGCCTTTCCGCCTGCACGAGCTGCACGTAATCAACCACGATGAGGCCGCCGCGATTGACCTCCTTCGTGGCCACATGAGGGCCTTAGCGCGGATGGCGTTGATGGTCGGCGAGATGGATTCATCCAGCCACGATGCGCTCCTCTGCGCGCGAGCGAGGGAGCGATGGCAGCTACTGGCGCCATTTCTCGGGGCTCTTGATGCAGCCTCGCCGAAGGTCGCTAGGTCGGCGCCCGCTTCGGCTGCGAGGATGCGTTTCCCGAGTTGCTGGTTTGCCATCTCGAGGGGAACACCAGCACGGGATAATTCGCGGCCACGTGCTTGCCGATGTTCA